GACGGCCATGATGGTTTGCATGTTCATAAAAATGACCAGGCCAATGAGCGCGTTCTTTGCGCCGCCGATCATGTCAATAAATCCGCCGAGGCTTTTAACGAAGTCACCGACGTCCGTCAGCACCTTTTTAAAGTCAATGGTTTTGATCCAGATGCCGAGGTCTTTGGCCATGGCGCTGACTTCCGTGCTGACGAGTTTTTTGTTGATAACCCACCATGCCACCAGACTGTCGACCATCGGTTTGATGACCGGGACGAGTTGCTTGGCGATGGTGACTTGAAACCCTTTCATGACCATATCCAGGTCTTTGAACGAGTCGCCCAGATCTTTTGCGCCCTTGATGTCATCTTTGCCAAGAACACCTTTGATCTTGTCGAAGCGCGCCAGGTTGTCGTTGATACCTGCTGACCCTTCTGCCAGCAGCGGCAGAATTTCAGCGTAGCTTTTACCGAACATGGCCATGCCCATGCGCGCCTGCACGACCGGGTTTTCATTGCGCTTGAAGGCATCGGCCAATTGCGGCAGCAAATCAACACCGGTTCGCAGTTGGCCATTGCTGTCGCGCATGCTCAAGCCGAGATGCGCCATCAAGCTCGCCATATTTTTATTCTTGCCGACGGCGGCATCCCCCAACGAGCGGTTGAGCTTGGAGAGACTGCCTTCCATGGCTTCAATCGAAGTGCCAGATTGCTCGGCCACGTACTTCATGCGCTGGTACTGCTCTACCGACATGCCAGCTTTGAGCGCGCCTTTTTGCACCGCTTCGCCCATATCCGTGAAACCGACCACGGCGTTCTTGACGGCCATCAGCGAGAAGCCACTCAGAATGCCAGAGATGGCGGCCATGGGCATACCGATCTTGCCGCTGAGATTGCCTGCAGCACCGCCCACATCGGCGAGGTACTTGCGCGTTGTCTTGGCCACAGTGCCGATGCTTTTGAGCACGGGTGACATGTTGTCAACGGCTGAGAGCACGGCCTTGAGTTGCCAGTTATCCGCCATGATTTATTCCGTTTGGGGTGCGTTGATTTGTTCTGCGAGGCGTTCGGCCTGCCGCTCATAGAGGAGATATTGCTCAAGCGACAAGGCCATGATTTCAGCGGGGCTCACCCGCCAGAAGTAGGCGACTTCAAAGACACGATCGGTCAGATCTTCTAAGCTTCGCCATCGCCCGACCCGAAAAAACCCATCACCGCCGCGCTGCACAGAGAGAAGTCTTTGATCGTCATGGCTTCGACGCTACCCATCGGAATGGCGGCGAGGCGACTGATGTAGCGGGCGATCACCGGCTGGCGAATTTCAATACCGGTACTCTGCCCGTCAGCCCCGGTGATGATGAGCATGGGCAGGCCCAACTCCATGAGATCTTTGGTACCTGGCTCGCGCATGGTGACTTCATCGACTTCTTCGCCGTGCGCTTTGATCGCCTTGGAGAGTTTGATCGTGGCGCTCATTGCCAAATCCCCTTCTTCCCGCCGAACTCCAATTCGACGGTACCGTCGTCGCCCTTGATCGCGGGCTCGCCTTTGATGAAGGCGCCAGACAGGGTGTAGCTCTTGCCGTTGGCCAGCTCCGCCGTGACCGTCATTTCGGTGCTGGTCTGCAGCATGGCAATGGGGAAACTTGGCATGAAGATGGCCGAGAGCTTGACGTAAGGCTCAAGCGCGGTTTCCTTGAGACCGGCAGGCCCCGAGAGGCCCATGACGGTTTCGCGCTTGAGATCGACCAACGGGACTTCAACACCACCTGAGACTTCGAGCTGCTCGCCGTCGACTTTGATGTAGCAGATACCTGCAACACGTTTTGCCATGATGATTTCCTTTCAGATTGAGGAGCGGCAGCGAACAAAGCAGCCGCCCGTGAGAATTAAGCGGATGCGCCGTACTGCAGGCGGAACTGGTTGAGTAGCGCGAAGATGCGCAACTGATTCACCAGATCAGGCGGCAGCAGAACGTTGATACGGTTGGGGTTGCCAGCATCACGTTCGACGATGAGGTATTTGTTGAACAGCGTGGCGTTTTCAACCAGGCCAAGCTGTTCCATATCGCTGTATTCGGCCAGCAACTCTCCCCGGATGACGCTCGGTGTGACGATGGCCTGACCGGCACCGAAGCGAGTGCCGTCATTCGCCAGCTTGTGGCGCGGGTATTTCTGGGTGATGCGGTTGCGCAGCCGACGGGTGATTTCGGTAAGCTGGTGCAAGGTCTCGCTATCAAGATAGCTCGGGTCAGCTTGGCCCCAGGTGTTTTTCTGGTAGGTCGTGATCGCTCGCTCGATGCGCAACTGGCCGCCGGAGACAAAGCTGGTGGCAATACCGTAGTTGAGCAGCGACTGCCGTTCTGTGAGCAGAAACCGCTTTCCGGCACGCGGGGCGAGGATGCCGGTCAGCGGCAACGTCTGCGTGGGGCGTGCCACATCGACGTTAAGGCCAAGGGCATTGGCAGCGCCGTAGGCAGCTGCATATTCCCAGCAGGGATTCGGGGTGTCGACGTCGATCCCCGCAATCGTGTGGTGTGGGTCATTGCGCAAACCGCCTGCGGTGGTGAGTGCCGAAAGCGTGCCGCGCAGGGCGCAATAGACGTGGCCATACACTTGGCGCGACCAAGCCCAGCGGCCAACTGAATCGTTGTACTCGATGACGAAAGCGTCGAGGCTGGCGCTGTCGGTGTAGGGGTGAATGACGTAGTCGTACTCGTCATCGCCCATGGCAGTGATGGCGTTGCCTGGCAGCGTGGGGTTGGTAGCGCCATTGGCCCAGCCGGTGTAAGCCAGCGCGATGCCCGTTGGCAGGGTTTCTCCACCGGCAAAACCACGAAAACTGTCGAGCACCATGATGTCATTGCCGGTGGCGCCTTTCCAGCGGCAGGTGAGCGTGACAACGTTGGTGCTCACGGTGCTGGTACCCGGCAGATCGGTCGCAGCGTTGATTGCGGCATTGATCGATGCGGCAATGACGGTAGCGGCATCTGTCGCGCCAACCGAGACTTGCACGCGCTGCCCGGCAATGTAGAGGTTGATGACCCCGGCGGCGATAGCCGGACCGGTAACGGTGATCGTACCGGTCGCTGCCACGCCCGCGCCGGCATCCGCGAGCGCGATACACCACACCTCGCCGAAGCTATCTTGCTGCCGATACAGAGCGTGCATGCGAGCGAGCATGGAGCCGGTGCCGAACAAGGTTTTGGCGGCATCCGTGGTACTGACGAGATACGCAGTGTTAACCACGGCGCTGCCGCTGGCAAGCTTCTGCCCAATGAGCAGGCTGCGTTTATTCTGGGTGAAGTAGCCCGCCTGGGTATTGTCCATTTCCGCATAAAACAAGGGCACACGGACATTGGCAGGGATGTAGTTGAACGAGACAGGCATGGTTTAGGCTTCCTTCTTTTTTTGGATTTCAACGACCGCCTCGACCACATCGCCATCGGCGAGGCGGCGTTGCCAGTACTGCGTCAGCTCAACTTCGCGGCCCTCGGACGGCAGGATGTCGCCGCGTTCGGGGTCAGGCACGATGCGGCCCTGAATAGGTTTGATGTACATGAATGAGCTCCTGAAAAACAAAACCCGCCAAGCGGCGGGTCGGGTAAAAACAATGTGGATGGCTTTACGGCAGGCTGCCGCTCTTGGGCAAGTTCAGCATGACTTCAATCCGGCCATCCGGACCGGGGTAGCGAACGTTTGGATCCGCCATCGGGTCGATGGCATCAATGCTGATCGTCCCGCCATCGAAATGCGGCAGGTCGGCCAGTTCTGTTTCCTGCCAGGCATCACTGGGTTCAATTTCCATCAAAGCACCGAATTCGAACTGGTACCAGAGTCGTGCCCGATCCAGTGTCAGCAAATGTCCGCCTTCATATGTGATACCGTCGTAGCGCAAATCAGGCCGCCAGCCAAGCAATGCAGCCCACACTTGCGTGCGCAGGGAATGAATACTCTGCGCGCTGCCTTGCCCCTTCTCGTCGGCGATATTGCTCACCGCCACGATGAGCGCGAAGCTGTCGGTCAGCGCCTGGCGCACACTGTTCTGCGCACGTGACTCCTGTGGACTGTCATCCAAAGGGATGACGAAGGCACAAGGCACCGCGAGCGAGGCGTTTTCTGGAAGCAGCTTGAACTGTGCCGCGCCAGCGATCCGGTTGCCGAACGTCGGACAACGGGTTCGCAGTGCGGCGATGATCGGTTCGAGTTGCATGCTTACCTCGGAACCAGCGCATGCTTGAGGGCATCGCGGATCTGCTTACGGACGTTTTCACGTTGGGTGTCGAGTGCACTGATCATGTAATTGCCTCGCTTGTCCATCCCTCGGCGCGTGCCATAGAAAAGGAATGCGGGATAGAAAGACTTCATCTCTGGCGTCTTCTGCGGCTCCACCTTGGCCCAGAAGCCGCCACTGGAGACCTTCAGTTTGATCGAGCGCAGCAATACGCCACTGTCACGACCGGGAAAGTCTCCCGGGCTTGAGACGGCGCGGCGGGCCACCAGACGGCGGGCTGCCTTGCGAATATCGCCGCCGGCTTTGCGCAACGCCTTTTTGATTGCGCGCTTGTCAAAGTCAATGCGCGAATGACCTTCCAGCGTTGCGTGCACCTCAACACCGCCCAAATTGGCGCTATGGCTTTCGCGCTCCATTAACGGATTACCCCGAGTTCTTTAGTGGTGATGCGGGTAAAGCGCTGACCGTCCTCGACATTGATGGCGTCGATCACCCGGTAGCGACGCCCGTTCCAATCGATTACATGGCTGGCGTCAATCTCTTCCGGTTTAGTACCGGGCGCATAACGCACCCAAAACAAATGGGTCGGCACCTCCCCCGTTTGCAGATCAGCCCGAATCGAAATTCCCTGGACGGGTTCGACCTTGGCCCAGCGTTGTATTCCTAAATCAAAGGCCGGGTCGACACCAAAGGCGCCATTCGGCACATCACTCCAGCGCCGCAAGATAATCCGCCGCACCAACTCCCCGGTATCTGGCCAGGCAATCAAGCCGCTCATGCCAACACCACACGATAGGGATCAAGCAGGCCATCGATATACGGCAGTCGCTCGAGTTTGCCTTTGATCACGGCCGACTCACCGCGATGGGAGTAAAGACTGTCCACCCGCAACTTGATCCAGCTTTTGATGCCTTCCGGGGCGCTGCTGGCCGGACCATAGCCCGCATCAAAAATGACCGCTACCGCGCCAATCTGCGGCAATGACACCGGCCATATCTTGCCAAAAATAGGCGTGATACGCGCCGGCTCGCAGGCCACATCGACCGTATAGTCAGTCGCGGGCATCGTCTGCAGGGTGCTCGCCATGTCGAGATACTGGATGGAAACAACCGACTGGACCGGGCATTTCGGCAACAGGATGGCGTGGCCGGGCAGCGAGAATGGCTGGCCTGCCGGCACGCCCATTAAGCTCGGTCCAGGAAAGCTGTCCAGCACCAGTTTCCATCTTGCGGTGACGATCTGTCGCCCGGTGAGTGACTCTGCTGCTTGGCGCGCCGCTGAAATCAGCGCTGTGATCAAGGCATCGTCGTCGGTAATATCCACCCGCACATGAAGCTTGGCCTCGGCAAGCGAGACGGGCTCCTCGGCGGGCGGGTTGATTAGTTGCAGTGGCATCGCTTATTCGCTGACAGCGGCAGATATCGAGGCGGGCGACTGAATGGGTGCGTTTGCAGACTTGGGGTCGTCTTGCACGTCCAGCACTTCAGCGATGCCCGCTGCCACGAGGCGAGTCGTTTCCTCATCAGCTGCATAGCTTTCACCGGCACGGTATTTGACGTAGCTGTTGCCTCCGCCATCGACCGCATGGAAGTTTTGATTGAACACGATGCGCGTAGTCATGGGGTTCCTTTAGATGATCTGGGCAACGGCGGCTTGGTTGAAGGCATCCGCCGTGGCATAACGCGGATTCATCCCGATCAGCTTGCCCGCCACGATGCTGGCAGCGACACCGACAGTCAGTGACAGGCGCACAAAACTGAAGCCGTTGGCGTTATCGATGTCCTCAGGCTTGAAGTTGATCAGTGCTTGCTTGTTGTCGCCGGTGGCTTTGACGATCTGTGCGATCGCTTTGCCGGTCACATCCTTGGCACCAGTACCCACGTTGTCTTGTGCCTGCTGAAATTTGGCGTCCAGCGTGGCAGCCGCACCGAGCACACCGGTTTCTACGACCGCAAGCAGTGCGTGGAAGTTGATGACGGACACCCAGCCTGAGGTGACGGTGCCTGCGGCTTGGCTGGCCGGATCGATGGTGGCGAGAATCGACAGCGCTTCGCTGCCCTTTGCATTGGGGAACATGGAAATCTCCTGGAGGAATTGAAAATGAAAAACCGGAGCGGCGTAATGAGCCGCCGCTCTCTGAAGTCCCGATGACTTAACTGCTTAGCGCGCAGCGAGTTGGATGTAGGGCGACAGCGAGTTGCTGCCCTTGGCCGGTGCAATCGGGTTGGCAATCTTGGATTGCCCATCCATGCGGAAAGTGGTCCGGAACGCTGTCATATCCGCATCGAAATACAGGTGCATCGACGTTGCGGTCTGCAAGCCACCGGCTTTGGTGATGGTCTGGTAATACGACAGATCAACCAGCAACACGTCTCCTTGGGACGAGAAGGTGTTGGCGTGCTGCGAGACGAACACCGGGCGCCCCAGAAGCGTGCCGTACGGTGAGATCTGAATGCCACCGACCGACAGGCCGGTGGGCAGGTAAATCGGGAAGTTGCCCAGGCTCAGGGTAAACAGCGCCGGCAGCACATCGTTGTTGACGATCCACACCGCGTTGGTGAACGAACCGGGAGGCAGACGCGCGATCATCTTGGCCAGATTTTGTGGCACGAGCGTTTGCGTGGCCTGCCCCGACTCCTTGGCGACTGTGACGATGGCACCGGCGTTCATGCAGCCCACTGGAATGCCATTGCCGGCGCCGAACAGAATGGATTCGTTGGCTTTCCAGCGGATCGACAACGCCACCTTTTGAGGCAAGTAGGTGGTCAGCGCATTGGCGTCATCGAGCAGTTCGTCGGTGGTGGGAACCAACGCCATCAATTTTTTGAGCCGCAGCGTGGCCAAGCCGAGCACTGGCTTGGTGGCGATGGCCGATGCTGCTTCACCCTGCCAATAGGCACGAATGCCGTTGGTTCCCCAGGGGGTGGTCTCGTCTTTCGGGAAAGCCATGCTGTTGCCACTGATCTCGACGTTGTCGGTGAGCGGCAGGAGGGAATCCTCGCCCAGAGACAGCTTGAAGATCTCTTGTGAGAACTGGGGTGGCAGCAGGAAACCACCGTCCTGGCCGGCGGCCTCATTGCTGAAGTTGGTGGGTGCCGCCGCACCGATTCCGCCGAGCAGCAAGCGCGCATCAATCGACTTGCCAGGCTTGTCGGCTTGGTAGACCGCCTGCATGAACTCGCCGAGTGAGCTGAAGCCACGCTTGGGATCGGCTTCCCGGTTGTCGGTGACGATGGGGCCGATGGCGCTGCTGACGCTGATTCGCGCCTCATCGGCGATCAATCCAGCTTCACGATCAATCGCAGCGGACGTGGCATCAATACGGGTACGCAGCGCATCAAAGGCGGTGACTTCCTCGTCGGTCATGTCGCGCCCATCGGCAGCGACGCGGTCGGTCAGGCCTCGTGCCTCTTTGACCAGGGTGGATTTGCGAGCCTGAAACTCGCGCAGTTGCTTACTCATGAATGGTTCTCCAGAAATGAAAAAACCACCCGAAGGTGGTTGTGTAATGGGAATCACCTTGCGGTGGTGGTACGACCAACGGGCCGTGTCAGGAACTGGCGCGGCTCGACGGAGCCTGCCCGGATTACAGAATTTCGAGGACTCGTTGGGCATAGACGAGACGACTCGCCCTGGGCCTCACGTTGGTTTTGGCATCGCGGCGCATTTTTTTGAGAACGTCATCGAAAGTGGCGATGCCATCGACCATGTTTTGCGCAAGGGCCGCATCAGCGCCCAGCACACGGCCCTGGCCCATGCCATCACGCACTTGAGAGATCGGCACACCGCGACCGCGCGACACCGCCTTGGTGAAGGTGGTGTAGTAATCATCGACGCGGGACTGCATGAAGGCTTGCGCATCTTCATCCAGTGGCGCGTACGGATTACCTTCAACCTTGAACTTGCCAGCCGAGATCAGCGTCGGTTTGACGCCCTCGGCCGCCAAAGCCTCCGAGTGATCAAAGTGCGCCTGCCAAACGCCGATGGAGCCCACTTCACCTCCGGGCGATACGTAGAACTCGGCGGCCGAGCAGCCAATCCAGTACGCGGCTGATGCCGCCAGACTATTGGCAATGGCTATGACGGGCTTTTGTGCCCGGGCGCTGACAATTTCTTCAGCAAGCTCTGCCACCCCATAAACGCTGCCACCCGGGCTATCGATATCGATCAGGATCTGGCTTACCGCGTCATCAGCGAGTGCATTGCGCAAAGCGCAGGCAAATTGCTGAGTGCTGACGCTTCCCGAACCCGAGACGTCGTCGACCATATTGCCGCGCTGGGTGACAACCCCATAGAGCGGCAACACGGCAATCCCGCCCGTAGAAATGGCAGAGGCTGTTTGACGACGGGTATCGCGTAAGACGCGTTCGGACTGAACGCAATGCATCGTCTCGTCACTGGCTGCGCCACCAATAGACCAGCGGGAAATGACCCCGTACAGCGTATTTAAGCGTTCGGGCATCAGCGCCCATGGCGTCGCCATAAATTCGGCGACCAGTAATTGGTTTTTCATAATTGGGCCCCGAGAGAAATCAGTGATTCGGTTAATTCAGCTTCAGTGAGGGGCTTATCGCCAGCGCTCTGCGCCCACTGCTTCACGCGGTCAAGCGAGATGGCCAACGCGTCCGCCACCAAGACCATGTCGTTGTCGGCAATCGCACCAGACCGACTGATGCGACGCGCCAGTCGGGCGGCGCTGGAGGCGACCAAGGCATACAGACGCGCCGCCGCCTCATCATCCAGGGGCTGGGCAGCATCCTGATTAGTTGGTTCTGCCTGCTGGGCATCAACCTCCAGATCCTCTGCCGCGCCTTCCTCGACCATATTTAACGGTCGTAAAGGGTGATCCAAGCCTTCCAGAGGATTCAGGTTCTCGGAAATCCGCGCTTCGTTGCGAGTCAGCCAGCCGTTCTGGATGCCACTTTGGTAGTAAGACGAGCGGCTGGCAGCGTCACCCCGCATCAGGTTGGCGAAGTCAAACTCCACTTCCAGATCGTCGCCATCGAACAGCAGTTCGGACTCGATGCTGGCCTCCCATCGCTCGGCCCACGGCGTCATCGTGTGCATGACGAACTCGAGGCTTTGCTGCTCAATGTTGGAAAACGTCGCGCGCTCCAGGTCGGCAATCATGTGCGGAGGCACTCGAAACAGACGCGCGATATCGGTGATTTGAAACTTGCGCAGCTCCAGAAACTGGGCGTCCTTGTTGGTGACACCCACTTCGTGGAATTTCATGCCATTTTCGAGAACCAGTACCTTGCCTCGGTTGGCCCCGGACTGCGCCTGGTGGTAGGACTCGCGAAATACTTTTTTGGCTTCGTTGTCCTTGAAGGTGCCGGGGAACTCGATCCAGCCACCAGTTGGTTTGGCATCATTGGCAAAGAAGCGTGCGCCGTAATCCTGAGCGGCCAAGGCCATGCCCAGACTTTCGCGTGCCAGGTCAATCGGACTCATGCCCATCAAGCCATCAGACGAGAGTCCGCGCAAATGCCAAATCTCGCCACGCGGCACAATGGATTCCGCACCGAGTCGATCGGTCACGCGATAACGGTAGTCACCGGCCGGCGTCAGTTCCATCTTGATGCGATCCGGATGGATCGGCACCAATTCCGTGATCTCTCCCTGGCTATTGGCCACGATCCGGTTATAGGCGTTGCCCCGCAGCGCCATATGGCCCTGCAACATTTCGCGCCATTCATACGGGTTCTGGTACCGGTTCGGACGGCGTGCGAGCAAGCGGTATAGCCAGTGGTCGGTGACCTTGTCCTTGCCACCATCGGCACGTTGGCGGTACAGAACAAAGGGCAGGGACGCCATGGTCTCGGCCAGGATGCGTACGCTGGCATACACCGCTGCCACGCGTAACGCGTTGTCGGCAGACACGCGCAACCCGCTCGAGGTGCGCATCGTGACCGGCTCGAACCAAAAATCGCCCCAAGGCGAGCGGTCACCCGACGATGCACGAAAACGATCAAAGAAACTGAACATGCCCATCAGAGCATCACCAGTTCATAGTCCGCGCCCAGTACGACACTGGTGCCGGGGGTGATAGCGCGGGACAAGCCCATGATCAACGCCACAATGCCGTCGATCTTGTTCTCCGGGCGTTCCTTTCTCGGGTAGATGTTGTCTTTGACGTCCAGATGCGCCACCACATTGCTGACCATCCACCCGAGCACCGGATCGCCGTCGTGAATCAGTTTTTTTTGCAAGACCAGGGCCTCGAGAATTTTCATAGGCTCGCTGAAATTCAGAACCGTGGGGCGTACCTCGATCATCGGCAACCCCTCACTTATCATCCGGGTCGAAAGCTGTGTTGCCTGGAAAGGATCAAAGGCAACCGCCTGCACCGCAAAGCGCGAGGCGAACTCGATCAGGTCGGCCTCGATCCAACTGAAATCGATCACATTGCCGGGCGTAACGGTCAAACGGCCGGTGCCCATCCAGCCCGAGTACTGGCTATTGCCGTTAGCATGCACCGTGTCTTCTGGAAGGTAGTAGCGTCCGAATACCGAAAAACCACCATCAATCTCGGGATGCGCGAACACCAGCAGCAGGGCGGCAATGTCCGTTTTGCTGGCCAGATCCAGCCCAACCCAGCAGGGCTGTCCAGCATAGGTTTCCATGTCCAGCAGCGGATCGGCACAACGATCCCAGGAGCGCATGTCCATCCACGCGGTGTCCGCATTGACCCACTCATTGAGATGTTTGGTCTTAAAGTTATTGACCGCGCTGGGCATCTGCATGGCCTTGGCCTGCAGCGGCGCCAACACTTCCGGACGCACCGAGATGCCCCAGTTGGGATTGGCCTTGATCAGCGATTCTTCCAGCGTCCAGTCGTCACCATCGTCAAGCCCGTATACGATGCCAAACTGGCTATCATCCTCGAACACGCCGTCGAGCAGTCGCGCCACGAAGGTGCGGATCTCGTAGCAAATACCGGATCGGTTGCTGCCTGCCGTGGTAATCACCCATAAGAGCGAGTTGTCGCGCTTGCCGGTGCCGGTTTCCACCACGTCATAGACCGTGCGGGTCTTGTGGGCGTGCAACTCGTCGACACAGCCGAAGTGGATATTCAACCCGTCGAGCGTCGAGCCCTCTGCCGAGAGCGCCTCAAATTTGGAGCCGCTGGTCATCACATGCATGTTGTGCGCGCCCACGCCCACTCCAAAGCGCGTGCGGAATCCTGCGGATTGCCGCGCCATGGTCTGCGCGTCACCAAATACGATCCGAGCCTGATCCCGGGTGGTCGCCAGCGAATACACCTCCGCACCACCTTCACCGTCGGCCGCCAGCATGTACAGCGCCAGCGCCGAGGACAGCGTCGACTTGGCGTTGCCGCGCGGCACTTCGATGTAGGCCCGGCGAAACCGGCGCTTGCCGTCCATCTTGATCCAACCGAACACGGTGGTCAGGATAAATACCTGCCAGGGCTCCAGGTGAATCGGCTCGCCCGCCAACGGCCCCTTGACGTGCGGCAGCCGTTCAATAAACGCGCACAGGTTGTCCGCTGGCGTGAACGACTTGCCTGAGCGATCCGCCAATTTCGGGTTAAAGCGCAGCACGCTGCTCTTGCCTTTGAACTTGGTCAGATCATTCAATTGACGCTGGCAGGCCATGCGCACCCATCGGCACGCGGAAATATCACCTTCCACCACCGCTTCGGCGTACTGCCTGGCGACGGTGGCGTAGTTGCGAGCCACCATCAGCCCGCAATCTCTGACCACGGATCCAGATCATCTGCCGCTTCCATCGGCAGCGTGATGCGCGACCGCGACGCGGGGGTGAATCCCATCTCGATTGCGGCTTTAGTCATGATCTGGGCCTGTTTGTTGGCGATCGCCAGGTACGGCGACTGCATCGGAACACCCGTGTTAGGGGCTTTAATCAACAGGCCCGTCTTAACGAGACCTGTTTGTGCTTGGCGGTACAGATCAGCTGCGCAGGCCCAGACCTCCAGCACCGACATATCGAGGCGCCGCAAAAGATGCTGTGGGGCACTTTCGATGGCGTAGCGCCAGGCGTTCTTTGCACCGTCCGTCATGTACAGCGGTGGCTCCACCAAGTCACCCTGCGGTTGAGGCTCGCGCTGGTTGGCGCGGCACTTCTGTAGCGTTCCTTTGATCTTCTTGACGGTGGTGGGAAGGGGTTTGCGTCCAGGCATTGGGTCTCGTTTCGATTCGGATCTGGGGGGACTCCCCCCTGTTTCAATTTGCACGCACAAAAATCTGTGCACGCGCACGCATCGCGCCGCGCACGATGTAGAGATTCACCCCCCCCTATGGGGGTAGGTCAGCGCCATTTACCCGTCTGCCAGCGGTCTCGCGCGCCGTTTTTCTGTTGTGGCAGGACACGCACAGCGCTTGCAGGTTGGACCTGTCAAAGCGTGCGCCGCCGTCCTTCAATGGCACCACGTGGTCTGCCACCACTGCCGCAACGACGCGCCCAAGGGCGCTACAACGCGCGCACACCGGGTGCTCACGCAGGAACGCAGCACGCACTGCACGCCACGCGGTTGACTGGTAGAAGCAGCGCTCGATATCGAAGCCACGGCGTGCGCGACCGTAGTCACGATGCACCGCAACACGGTGGGCGTCGCAGTAGCCGGGCTTGGTTAGCACAGCACCACAACCGGGATGTCGGCAAGGTGTTGGGGCTGCTAGTGGCATGACATCAACACTCTCAAAATTGTTCGCAACTATCTGCAGAAACTGTTGATTTACCGCTTGGCTTCCACCTTGAACAGAGCGTTACTACCAACACCATCAACCGGCCCAAAGGAGAAAAAATGACACTTACCACCCACGAATTCACGATCGACGAGGTCGGCTTCATTCAGATCGCATTGACCAAAGTCCTCGCTGCTGCAGCACGCGGAGAACTCGATCTCAACCTCCTAGCCCGCGAAGAACTTGCGTCGCGAGGCCTAGACCAACAAGGCGACTGGGTTGGCTTTGAGCGCGCTCGCCAGATCCACCAGGTCGGGGGTGCCAAGTGATGGACAACGCCGACCGAGATCAACTTCTCCAGCAAATCGCGCTAGACCATCTTTTTGTCGAAACGCTCTCGACACGTAACAGCGACCGACTCGACTTTCATGAGGTGAGCTTCTGGGGCATCAAGACTGCCCTGCTCGCCGCCTTTGAAGCCGGAAAGCAGTCGCCCCAATCCAACCAACAACAACCGTAATCAGGAGATCGCCATGGCCATGCAACTCAGCCAAACACAACACGCCATCCTCGCTCACGCCACCGAATTTACTGACGGCAAGATCGTCTGGTTTCCCGACAACATCAAAGGCGGGGCACGTAAGAAGGTTCTTGACAGCCTGCTTAACCGGGCACTCATTACAACGGATGGTGCCGCTTGGTTCGTTACCGCCGAGGGCTACGATGCCCTCGGGTTACCGTGCCGCGCTCCGATTAGCCTTGCAGCGCTTGATAAAGTCATCGAGGCTGCCGAAGCCGTACAGCCAACTGAAACACCCAAGTCCCGCAGGCGGGACAGCAGCAAACAAGCTATGGTCATTGCCATGCTCAAGCGCGCCGAGGGCGCAACGATTCAGCAAATTTGTGAGGCCACGGGATGGCAAGCGCACACGGTGCGCGGCACCTTTGCCGGCGCATTCAAGAAGAAGCTGGGTATTGAGATCACGTCGAGCAAGGCGCAAGGTGGTGAACGAATTTACGCAGTCGCCGGCTGAGAATCCTCAGCCAACGCGTCAAACGCCACCCCGTCTTTGAAACGGGCGGCCTGTTTGCCGCTGAATTCCTGCCAGCGCTTGACGATCACGTCCACGTACTTCGGATCAAGTTCGATGAGTCGAGCGCGTCTACCCGCCTTCTCGCAGGCAATGACCGTGGTGCCGGATCCACCAAAGGGGTCGAGCACCAGGTCACGCGTCTTGCTGCTGTTCCTCACAGCCCGCTCAACCAATTCCACCGGTTTCATGGTCGGGTGCAAATCGTTCTTGTGCGGCTTCTTGATCTGCCAAACGTCACCTTGGTCGCGGGCGCCACACCAGTAGTGCTGAGCGCCGTCCTTCCAGCCGTAGAGGATGGGCTCGTACTGGCGCTGGTAGTCGGCGCGTCCCATGGTGAAGGTGTTCTTGGCCCAGATCACAAAGGTCGACCACTTGCCACCGGCGGCGCGAAACGCTGACTGCAGGGTGTCAAGTTCGGATGAACTCATCGCGATGTAGACCGCGCCTTTGGTGACGGCCAGAATGTTGACGCACGCAGCCTGCAGGAAGGCGCTGAAGTTCTCCCCCATGTTGTCGTTCAAGATCGGGCGGTTCGTGCCGCGCATCTTGTCCTTGGCCGTGTTGGCATAGTGGACGTTGTACGGCGGGTCGGTGAAGGTCATGTCGACCAGTTCATCGCCAAGCAGCCGTTTGTAGTCCTCGGCCTTGGTGGCGTCGCCGCACAGCACCTTGTGCTCGCCCATCAGCCAGATGTCGCCGGTCTGCGTAATAGCAGTTTCGGTGACTTCCGGCACCTGATCGTCATCAGTCAAGCCGTCGTTGCCGATGTCGCCTGCAATAAGCTTGTCCCACTCTTCTGGGGTAAAGCCCGTGATGTCCAGATCAAACCCTGCGGCCTGCAACTCGGCCAACTCCAAACCCAGTAGGGCGTCATCCCAGGATGCGTTTTCACCAATTTTGTTATCGGCCAGGATCAAAGCCTTGCGTTGGATGTCAGTCAAATGCTCCATCGGAACGACAGGTACATCGGTCATGCCGAGCTTGCGTGCTGCCAGCAGGCGACCATGGCCAGCGATCACATTGTTCTGACCATCCACCAAGATCGGCGCTCCCCAACCAAACTCGGTGATGCTGGCTGCAATCTGTGCCACATGGGCGTCCGAGTGCTGCTTAGCATTTCGGGCATAAGGGATCAATAACTCGACCGGCCGATATTGGATTTGCAGGGATGGCATCAATGGTTCCAGAAATGCGAAAACCCGCCAAGAGCAGGAAGCTCAGAGCGGGTTCGGGGTGTTAGTCAGGCGCGATGCGATGCCGCTTGGCACTGCTCACACGTCTGTCCAGAAGATAGCTGAAATATACGCCTAAACCCCTCAATGTGTTGCACGATCAAAAGGTCGTTTCAGCCGCACATGCACGCACGCTATGTAAGTTCGCCGCTTATGTGCGCCAAAACCCTCTGATTCACAGTTTGGCATTGAGTTGCCCCACAACGATTTGGATTGAAAGCTTCCAACGTCGCCACGCGGTGGTTCGACAACAACCGAAACGTCGGCCAATCTCAAGCCACTCGTAATTGTCAGCCCGCATCCATACCAAGTGGCGACTCTCGACCTCAAGCCACTGCACCCAGCTCATGGCCTCCAACATCCGGTCGACGTCTGCAGGTGATGGCGGAAAATGGATCACGCGGTCGTCATCTGTGTAGCGCTCCCAACCCTGGCGGACCATGGGCGGCCAGAGATTGAAGTAGCCCTGCACGCGAACTGGCGGCAGCCGCCGACCTGTCACGACGGCCTCCTGGAAGCGTGCAGCAACATCCTCATCGCACCAGGCGGTGCAGTGCTTATTCATGGCGCCCCCCTCCATAGAGTCGCTCACCAATGCGGCGAATCATCTGCCGCTCAAGAAAATCCAGGCGTTCGTCAGCATCGGAGACAACCAGGATGTGCTGGTCTTGCCACCCACGTTGCTTGATGACATCCAGATCGACAGCCACAGGCTGCAGGCGGCCCAAGGGTGACGGGTAGCGCGGTTGTGGAAATTTCATGTCAGCCTTCCTGTGTATCAATTGCCCAGTGCAGCAAGGCCAGGGCGTCGGCTTCGTTGTCGTCGGTTACCGGATGCCCCTTGGTGCGCATGGCAGCAATCACCTCGCCCTTGCTTGCGTTGCCTTTGCCGGTGGCGTGCTTCTTGATCGTGCCGACTGGCACACCCTGGTAGGGGATGTTGTGGTGTTCGCACCAGGTGGTGAGCGTGGCCATCAGGCCGCCATAGACATGGGCCGCATCTACGCCCGCATGGCGGCGGACTTCCTCGAAATACACGGCGTGGATGTCGTTCGCCATCGACTTGAGTTCGGAAAGCCAGCGCTTGAAACGGAGATAGCGCATGCCACCGCCCTCGAACCGCTGCGGTCGCAGACTGACAAACCCATGCACAATGTCGTTGTCACGCGAACGCAGTGCCCACCCGGTCGTGGTGCCCAGATCAATGGCCAGAATGGTCAGCACGCGCCTGGTTGGACTGCCAAACCCGACCTCGTTTTCGACTCGGTCTGACGCAGCGGACTCAGCACAACGTAACCCCTCTTTAGGTGCGCCCGCGCGCACGTGTAGTAAGTTAATGTTGTGAGAAGTCAGCTGCGTCAGACGGTGGCTGGAAATTTCATTTTTCATAATGGTCAGCCTCAGTTGTCGATGTAGGGATAGGACGGCCGCGCCATGCTGGTAGGCTCTTTCAGGCCAATGCCAACGAAGCCGCGCATGCCACCGCTGTTGCGCCATTTTTCGAAACGCCGGGTCAGCAGCGCATCCGAGAAACGGCGCATAGCCCCCACGAACTCGCCGTTGGATTCCGCCCATTGCTTCCAGTCGTTGAACAACTCGAAGGTCAGCGCTTTGGCATTGCCATGCAACACGCAGCGGTCCTCGATCCAGCGACCCATGGCGTCCTCGGCCTCGAAATACTCTTCGGTCGCATCCATCACGCTTTGCGGCTGCTTGAGGCCAGACTGCTGCCACAGCAGGCAACCCTCCAATGCCCATGCCAAAATCCCGTCGCGCTCTTGCAGCAGCTTTTCGGTGAGCTTGCCGTCACGTCGCTCTGGCGGAATCGTCACCGTGAACGGAATCAGGTGCAGTCGCCGCTTCATGGCCTCATCCACGTTGCGGATTGATGGCTTGTGGTTGCCAGCGATGACCAGCTTGAAGTGCGGCGTGTAGTCGAAAAAGTCCTGGCGCATGAAACGCGCCGACACCTTGTCGCCGCCGGTGATGGTCTTGATCTTGGATTCGTTCCAGCGCCGACCCTGTTCGGTCTCGATGGACGCCACAAAGCGTGCGCCGCGCAGACCCGCCAGATCGGTGGGATGGCGGTCGGAGCGCGTTTCCATGAACGTATCCATGGGCGCATTGGCGGCGTAATCACCCAGGATGGTGGCGATCACGTTCACGAACACCGACTTGCCGTTGGCTCCCGTGCCATACAGAAAAAACAATGCGTGCTCGCTGGTTACACCCGTCAGGCAATAGCCCACCATGCGCTGCAGATAGACCATGAGTTCGGCGTCACCGCCGGTCACATCAGACAGGAATCTCAGCCAGATCGGGCAGTGGCCTTTCGGAACAGCAGTAGCAACCTTGGTCATGCGATCTGCGCGATCGTGCGCACGCATGTGTCCAGTGCGCAGATCCACCACGCCGCCCGGTGTGTTTAAGACCCAGACGTCGGCATCCCAGTGCTCGGCCAGCGAGGCATGTTTCGGATCGCTGCGTGCGATGCGCTCCACCGCGCTGATGGTGGAGGAACTGGCCAGGCGCGCCCGCAAGCGTGGCGTATCAGCCTTGAAGGACGCGGCCCGGCAGATGTTGCGTGACAGGTGCTGGATGTAGAGCATCTGGTCTGGATTCCAGCGAATGCCGGTCCATACCAGCCACTTGCCCCATTGCGAACAGAAGCGCCAGTCGTCGCCATAGCGGCGTGTGAACGCGGTGGCCAGCCCATCCTCGGTGGTCCAGTCGATGCCCTCGACCAGATGGTCGTCGATCGGCGCATCCGTCTGCACCGACACCGGCACGCGGTCCCCGGTGGCGAGGAAGCCCCGGACGTCAAAACCTTCTGCTATGGCATCAAACGCATCCCATCCATCGGGTTTGTCTGCAGGCGGATACAGGATGACGCACGACGCCGCACCGGTGGCCAGGATGGCTTGGGATGCACGGTCGGCATATTCCCATCCCGGTTTGTCGCGGTCCGGCCAGATCAGCACAACCTTGCCGACCAGGGGCGACCAGTCAGTTTTGTCGACCGGCGCGTTGGCACCGTGCATGGCTGTGGTGGCGCAGATGCCCAAATCGATCAGCGCCTGTGCGCATTTCTCGCCCTCGACGACAACGATTGCATCGATGTGCACCATGCCTGGTTGGTTGTACAACGGCCTGGGATTGGGTGGGGCCATCTTGCGACGCTTGGCATCCCACGGCCTGAATTCCTTGCGCCGACCAGGCGGGTCGTAGCGATAGACCACCGCGATCAGCGTGCCGCCGGCGTCCAGGTAGTCCCACTTGGCGGTGGCCTGCCCAAGGTCGTCGACGGGCGCTTCGCGCTTAGCTTTGCGCGTTGGCGCAGGACTGGCGCAACCGGCCAAGTCACTGGCGTGCTGCAACACCCGCGCGAAATCGATGTGCACATCCGCCGCCAGGTACCGCGCGATCAGATCGAAGATGTCGCCGCCGTCGCCCGTTGCGCGGTCCGTCCATAACCCGGATTTTTCGCCATTGATGACGATCTCCAGGCTGTCGCCCGGACTGCCCAAAATGTCACCGATGTGGAACTTTCCGCGCAGAACCTTACCGGCGGGAAATAGAGAGAACAGCACCGATTCAATTCGCGCCAGCAACGCAGTGCGGATTTCATCGCGCTCTGCACTGCGATCATTTTCTCCGGGAGCGGTGCAATCGTTGAAGTCCAGGGGATCTCGGTTTATTTGTTCACTCATCGCGCACCTCACCGCAGATCTCGCTTCCTGCTGTGACAGCTTCGGGCACGCTCGTGCCGTTCACGTGCTGCCACTCGGCAAGCTCGGAGAGTTTGAAGCGCACCATCCGACCAATGCGGTAATGCGGGATGCGCATCTTGGTGCGTTGCCGCGCATTGGTCAGGTAGTACATCGGAAGGTTCATGGTGTAGGCCGCTTCGCGAGCATCGACGAACGACTCCGGAACCAACCGGGTCAGGTTGGAATTGGGCTGTGCGATATTCATGGGGTAGTCCTCCAGCAACGATCTGCCCACGCGCAGAACTTGCATTCGAAATGGGTGGAATCGGTGAACGAGCGCGGTAGCAGATCGCAAGCCTCACTGGCGGTGATCACGCGTGCAGCGCGGTCCGACATGCGTTGCGCCAGTCCTGCGTCGAATGGAATCAGTTCGGCATATATCTCCATCGTGTCGGCGTTGACGGCCGTAAACAGCGCCGGATGCTCGTGCAGTTCGAGGTAGCTTTGGTACAGTGCGATCTGCGCGGCATAGATGGGTTTGGAAACCGCGAGCTTGCGTTTCTCGACGTCGCGCCAGGACTTGGCGCCGAGGCATTTGTTCTCCCAAAGTGATGGGTAGGCAAAGCCATCGGGGCCGCTAATCAGTACGCCGTCGACGTGACCACGCAGTCGGCCACCGGCCACCGAGAAACCAAATTGCTGACCATTGGCATCTCCGGTCTTGAGGTTAAAACCGGCCATGCGCAGCCAGCGGATCACCATGTCTTCTGTCAGATGTCCGCGCTCAAAGATGCGCAGCAGTCGCCCCGAGAAACCCTTGCCATGATCGACTGCTGCATGGACGTACTCGTATTGCAGTTGGCGCTCGCACGCCGCACCCAGACGCGAAGCACCTAGGTACTCGCGCGGCGGTGTTGCGTCCCGCTCGGCTTCCAGCTCAAGATCGAACAGTTCCTGCAGCCGGCCCGAGAGACTGGCCGACGAATTGAAATCGATCATCGTGTGGTCTCCCATGGCAAGTCATCCTCCATGTCCGCGAACGGGCTCTCCTGTGCGGGTGGAACCAACTCGCGGATGGGGTCACTGACGGGTGTCGTGCCGGGCATGCGCACCGGCGGATACTTGGTGCGTTCATGCTGCGCGGCCATCTCATCGACGTAGGCCGTGACGATGGCCTCGATCACTGACAGCGCCTCCGCTTCGGAGTAAGCCCCAAGGGGCTTGTCGAAACCGATAGCACCGGCCGCTTCACCGAAGAATTTGAGGCACATGCGCATGGCGGATTTTTCCAGCGGCGTGGCATCAACCATGGCAGCCTCCGGTGGCAACCCGTCGTCCCGTGCGCGTGACCAGGAGCCGTACATCTTGTGAAACGCGTTCTGGCAGCGACGTGAGCAGAACACCCAGTCGATCGGGTATCGGCGCGGGTCGCCCACCTTGTGCCGATTCTCGGTGTGACCATAACCGCGCGCTTCGCGTGAGCAGACCCAACATTTCATGGCGGGCTCGCATTACTGTGCCCACGATGGTTTGCCCGTCGCGGAAGGTTGTGCAGCGCGTACCGGTGCTGCAGAGGCCGGCGCGGCATGTGCCGGCGGTGCCGCGTGACCAGCGCCAGGAGCCGCCTTGGGGACGCCGCCCATAAGCGCCGCGTAGTCCTTGTGATCCGGCTCAATGGCCAGTTTCACGACGTTGCGGTCTTCGCCCTTGGCATCTTTCTCCACATCCACGCGGGCGATGAATTCGATGCCGTCCAGATCCGCGAAGCTGTTGATCCGACGCGCAGCTGCCGCCTGCGGCGTGTTGTCCTGCGGATGGACATTGCGTGAGCTGTTGAGCGCGGCGCGGATGAAACTGCGGCCCATCTGCCCCCATGTCGGCCCCTTCTTGGAATGCAGGCCGACGTTGGACCACATCTTGCGTTTGACGAACGGCCCGCCAGTGACAACGAATTCGCAGGCTAGGTACACCGCACCGGTGTCGAAGGACTCGGTGGCGTAACCACCGGTCCAGCCCTGGCTGGGGTCGTCATGGCCACCGGGTTTGATGGTCATGCGCAGTGGCACGATGGCGCCCTTGGGGATCAGGTCGAATGCACCTTGCTGGGCTTCGGCGTCGTTGAAATCGTTCCAGTTGCTGGAGGTATTGGTGTTCATGCGGTTTCCTTTACATTGATGGGTTCTGTGCCGGCGTGTCCTGGCCCAGGCACTTGGCGATGAGTTTTCCGAGATGGGGTTCCTCGATGGCTTCCAGCCGGCCGCTGCGATCCTTGGCCGGGAAGCCAAACGGGTTGTCGGCGCGGGTGACAAAACCCCGGTAACTGCTGCCGTCGTCGGCTTTCAGGACCGAGAGCACGACAACCTCGTCCAGCACGCCGGGCAACTCCAGCGCGGTCTTGCTGCCTTCGAGTTGTAACTGGTAGTAGCGGCGGTTGAAGTCGTCGGTTTTTTCTTCCAGGATGGCGACGTAGATCACGTGCTTGTCGCGCACGTGCTGCAGGTGGGTAAGTGCTGTGATCATTTCCTGGCCCAACAGGCCATAGGCACCCCGGTTGTCGGGCTTGCCGGTTTTCTCACTCAAGGCCTGCGGCTGGGTCTTGCACCAGGCAAAGCACAGTCGCGAGAGCACGGTCAGGCTGTCGACGAAGTAGGTGTCGTATTTGGCCAGTTGCGCCGGATTGCCAAACTTGGTGCAGACGTGCTCGAAGTGCGCTTGCGAGAAAGCCTGGTCGGCGCTCGCTGTCGGCATGGGACCGGCCAGGAATACAACCAGATCGCGGAATTCGGGCCAGGTGCGCGGTCGCACCGTGTCGCCAGGCCAGTCGCGCACCGACAGGTCCCCGGCTTCCAGATCCACAAACAGGGTGGTTTCCGGCGGCAGCGTTTTGAGCTGAGAGGTTTTACCCACGCCCGGGACACCGACCAGTCCAACTTTGGCGCTGTGACGTTCCTTGAGCCGTTCTTCGGCAGAGATGATTGGGAGTGCCATTACGCCACCTCGCGAATCTGTTCGGTCACGGACGGATTCCAGAGGATCTGGTAACCCGAGTGTCCGTTACGCGAGAACGGCAGGGCCTCGGCCCATTGCTGGCCGGCGTCAGTCAGCTCCCATTCGTCACGATCGTTCTTGAACTGAAAGCCCAGGGACTGCAGACGCGTGTTGACCGCTCGGGCCGACATGCCCACACGCTCACCTATCTGTGTGGGGTTCAGACTGCAGATCGGTTCATTGGCCGCCGGAAGCACCTTGCGCAGGGACTCAACCGCCAGTCCGGTGTTCTCATGGATCACTGTCAGAGTGGCCGCCATGGCGATGCCGGGTTTCACGCCGGGCACGCGGGCGATCGCTTCGCCAATGGACAGGATGGCGTTGACGCGATCCTGTGTCGGCATAGGCAGGGCCGCGACTGACACTGCTGACGCATACGACCCCGTCGTGCGGATTGATGGCAACACGTCGTGGGTGATCCAGCGCTTGAAGCGTTTGGCCTCGGGCTTGCGGCTGCCCAGCACCAGGTTGTACAGGCCGGACTCGTTGACCGCCGTCATGTCCTGCGGGCCGCCAGGGGTGTGAATTGAACTCACACCCTTTTCGTCGTCGTCCAGGCGCTCAAGCGCTTTGCGGTCCAGACTCAGCGTAGACAACACGTCGGCTGCGACAAACATGGGCTCGCCGTTCTCGCCGACGCAGACGCGCACGTTGTGGGATTCAAAGTTGAAAGCGACGAGTTGGTTCATTTCGTCACCTCTGCCGCCACGGTGCCAAGCGTGTCCGAACCCAGACAGCCATGGTCACGTGCGAGGGTATACAGGCCGTCCAGCGCATTGCGGCGGCGATGAATCGCACTTCCCTCGGCGTTCAGGGTCTGGATCGCGAATGCCACTTCGTCCAGGGTTGCTTCGAACAATGGCTTTTCAACGGGGTTGCCATAGCGATCCTGGTAGCGCAGCGTCGTGGTTAGATGCTCACCGGCGAAGGGGCCGAGCTTGGTTTGCAGCGATTGATGCAGGGTTGGGGTTTTCATTCGTGGTTCTCCTGTACGAGGGCGAGGCGGTAGCTGGCCTTGCCGGGTTTGACGGTGCGGGCTTTGGCGAACGTTTCCTTGAGGGACGAAGGCCAGGCGTTGAAGCGAGATTCGGAAACCGAGTAGTCGGTGTCGATGTAGTCACCGACCTTGTCGCCAGCGACAGCGATGCGTTGAGCGATCTCGGCCAGTTGGGTTTGATCCCAGGACACCCGCTTGGGCACATCAACCGTGATGCGCAGCGGGCCATCGGAAATGTGGCAGACACCGAAATCACGACCGTTGGCCTGGCGGGCAGCCGATGCCTGTTCGGCATAGCGCTGGTCGAGGGCTGCGCTGAGGCGTTCCAGAACACCCTTGATGGCCGACTGCAGCGTGAGCAGGTTGATGTGTGCTTCCTGCAAATGCGCAGGCGGCAGCGCGGCAATCTGGGCAACGCTCATGTCAGCTAGGGGTGCGGCGTGATCGAACGCGACGCTGGTGAGAAGGGAGTCGTTCATGCGCGACCTCCGTCTTTTGCTACCCGCTCGGACGTCGAGATGTGCAAGGCGCAGCGTTCGTACTCGGTGATCGCCTCCAGCGGATAGGTCACCCGCTTGGAGAGCTTCAGATACTTCGGGCCACGGCCCTCGGTACGCCAACGTTGCAGCGTCTTGGGACTGACGCCCCAGCGCTGAGCCAGCTCGGTTTCGGAAAGTACGCGCCGCTCGTGCGGTGCCGCCGGTGCAGGCATCGCCGTGAGGGCAGATGCACTGCGATTTGCTGTTGTCGATTGCAGCATTGGTACCCCTTTCAATTAGGTTGGGAACAACGCTTGCAGTGTCGAAAACGGGTGGCGAACTGTTAATGGACTGACTGGCGAACTGCCCTGAAACTTTCAGTTCGCCAATGGCAATCACGGCTTGCATACAAGTGCTAAATTGGCACCAATGAGCCGAACAAATGGCGCAGTTGTCCGTGAAAGTGGCGCTGTTTGTAAAACTGCGCCATAATGGCGCTACTTACAGCGGAAACAGCGCCATGGTCAATGAACAGCAGATTTTGAATACCATCACCACAGCAAACGCTGGAGTGACGTTGGCCGAGTTATTGGCACAGCATCCGGTACTGGCCCGCCGCACCGCCCAACGCTGGATCAGTCA